TTCTATGCTCTGAGCGATGTCACGATGTCGGATGAGATGACTACATATCGACAAGCCTTGAGAGACATAAGCTTGCATGAGTCGTTTCCAAACCTAGACAAAGACGATTGGCCCACTAAGCCGTGAGGTTTTTTAATGCTTGTTTTTATATTGATGGTATCGATAGGAGGGCAAGTAGTATCACGCAATTGCGATGAGGCATTATGCTGGAAAGATATCGATAGGTGCCTTTACTTCGCGGAAAGATTGAACCAGCAGCCACAAGCGCCAGAGATTGCAGCGTATTGTATGCCATTAAACGCGAGTGATGACGCAAGGTGGTTTAAGTGATAGGGGAATTAGCGGTAGCTCTTAAATTGCTCGATTCCACATTCGTCGCTTGTCAGACAATGATTAGCAAAAAAGCCGAAGTCGAGGATATGGCTGCGGAGGTAGGAAAATTTTTTACAGCAAAAGAAAAAGTCGAGGCCGAATTAGCGAAACAAAGGCGCACAAATCCTAATGATTTATTGCAAGGCAGTGCGCTAGAAGAAGCAATTAAAATACAAGAAGCCGAAGACAGAATGACGGCTATGATGTCAAAATTGTCGGCCCACTATCAGCGAAAAGGTGCCACTCATAAATGGGTCGCAATCAAAAAAAATGCAGCAGTTATTGAAGCAAAAAGAAAAAAGGAAGCAGCAAAAAGGTCGGCTTCCAGAAATCAAGATGAAGTGTTTATGCACGATTTAATTTTTGTTTTAAAACTTTTAATGAGCGGCGTCTTGCTGACAGGCGGGATTCTCTACGCAGTATACTATTTTACTGCCAATGAAAATTAGCGAAACTAAAGTACATTAATAATATGCAAGGTATAACAACAGAATTAACAGACGAAGAAATTAGAAAAGCCTGTGCTTTGGCTGCGTCTGCTTATGATGAATCTATACCCGGAGCAACACGATTTGACAGCAAGCTGGGTACAACTGCGTTTTATCTTTTCAGCAATGATGTTCAGTACATTATTTTTCGCGGAACTAATGGCGATCCTGCCGACTGGCTCATGAATTTATCGGCGATACCTTGGCGTGTCCATGGCAAGTGGGCGCATGGTGGCTTCGTAGCAGCGCAGCAATCGGTTTGGAAGCGTATCAGAAAAAGACTAGACCCTACACGAAAGACTTATTGTATCGGTCATAGTCTCGGCGGCGCGGTCGCAATTTTAACCGCACACAGGCTTGTGCATAAGCATGGCAGGTCTGTCGCTTTCCCTGTTGAGAACGTGCGGTGCATCACGTTTGGTCGTCCGAATGTATGGCTAAAAAGTGAAAAACAATTAAAAGATATAGTGAATGTCAGCGTTGTAGCGTCAAGCGATATCGTGTCTATGGTGCCAAGGCTGTTTTACTCAGCTGACTCGAACCAAGACATAATATTTTTCGGACGTGACGGCAAAGACTATTTAAACCCTAGCAAAGAATTTAGAAATAACGACAGACGGCTTAAAGACAGTATCAGTTCTCACATGATGGATACTAGTTATCTACCTCGCGTAGACCAATGCAAAGTAGAGGATTTAATATGCGACAAGTCTTGATGATAACAATGGCTTTATTAGCCAGCTGCACGACTGTAGAAGGCGTAATGGAAGCGGAATCTATTTATTGCAGCCAGATATACAAGGGCGTTCGTGCTGTCGGTCGTAGCGCATTATCGGCAACTACTGGCGTTGTAGTGAGCGACGTATGTGACCAGATTGATTCAATTATAGCCGAAGAGGAGGAAGACGCGAGCAGCGTAAGCAAAAGCGATGAGTGATCTACGTTTAATTATACAAGTTTGGTTGGCTCTGCAATGAAAGGGTTATTAAAACTACTAGCGCCGACCGCTTTAAAGGCTATTTCGACCGCTAATCCCGTCGCAGGGATGGCAACTAATCTTATCGCAAAAAAATTAAACATACCTGTTTCGTCAACAGTAGAAGAAATAGAAACGCACTTAGAGCAACACCCTGAAAAGCATGAAGAATTACAAAGCGTTGAGTTAGAGATAAAAAAACTGACGACAAACTTAGAGGGTTTCAAAGTTGAAACAGCAGATAGGCAGGACGCTCGCAAAATGCAAGTTGCAACGCGAGATTGGACGCCAAAGATTTTTGCAGTGATGGCGTTATCCGGCTTCTTAATTTACTGTTTTTTAATAACGGTTAGGCCGCCGTTAGACGCTGCTATACCGAATCTAATAATCGGTGCACTCACCTCGTTGGTGTCTGGGGTAAGCGCATTTTATTTTGGCTCAACAAATCAGGGTGGTAAGTAAATGGCTGATCCAGTTACAGCATCGATAGCGCAAGCCGCACTAAGTGGAGTCGGCAATTTTATAAAAAATGATTTAATTGATCGTATTTTTGGGTCACTTTTCGGCGGTGGAGGTTCAGACCTGCCGCCTTTAACGCCTGAACAACAAGCTGCTTTAGAGGTCAGTAACGCTTTAAATATGGCTCAAGGTGATTTGTATGGTGACGGGCAAAATGAAGGGTTTTTAGAAATAGTTGGTCCGACGTTTGAACAGGCAGTTGCAAAGGTGCAGGCTCTTGACGACTCAAAAGAGAAAACTGACTTATTAAGTGTGTTAGCAAATAATACACCTTATGATTTTACAGACCTAACACCAATGGATATTACTGGCGTTGATCCTTTGGCAGACCCTTCGTCTGATGAAGTTGTAAACGAAATTGAAGGCACTGCATCGATTGACTTGCTCGATGATGTTTCGGATGTCGTCGATGTCTATACATATAGGAAGTCTGACAATGTATTCGTTGGTGCTAATGGTTCAGTATATCCGGCGGGTGACACATCAGATGTGCCTATAGTTGATGGAGGCGCTTACACTGTTCGCGTTGATATGGAAGATGGCAATGTTGTTGCTGAACATGTCGTGGGCGAAGATGGCAAAGATGTCGCAACCGTTGGCTATCGTGACGGCTCACCTTTTCTTTTGCCGATACCTTCACAAAATGACACTGCGCAAAACAACAATCAGCAAAACAACAATCAGCAAAACAACAATCAGCAAAACAATACGACAACTGCGACTGTTGAGACTGTTAATCAAACAAAGCGCACGCCGCAGATAGCTGTTATACAGCCGCAAGAAAATCGCGATCCACCTAAAGGCCCAGCAGGCCCAGCAGGCCCAGCAGGTCCAGCAGGCCCAGCAGGTACGGCAGGTCCAGCAGGATCAGCGGGAGTAGAAGGACCGCAAGGTAGTCAGGGTATTGAGGGTATTCAAGGTATTCAAGGTATTCAAGGTATTCAGGGTATTGCGGGTCGTGACGGTACAAGCGCACCGCGCAACTTGACTGAAACATTTTTTAGAGATTTAAAACCTATAGAAATTGAAACTGACTTGCTGACATCTCTGCGCCAGCAATCAGGTTGGAGGTCGCTGGTATGACTTTTTTGCAGTTAATAAATGAAATATTAAGACGGCTGCGAGAAACAACCGTAAGCACGTCTGATGAAAACGACTACAGTAAAATGATCGGTGATTTAATCAACGATGCGAAAACGACAGTTGAGTTATCGCACGAATGGACTGCGCTTCGAACAACAGTAACTTTTCCAACTGTCGCATCGACAAAAACGTATGCGCTTTCAGGAACAACGCAGGGCGCAATACTAAAAGAAGCAATGAACGACACAAATAATTTGTTTCTACAGCCTAAAACGAAGCATTACATTAATCAGGCAACTTACGTCAGTGCTCCGGTCAGCGGTGTGCCGGATTGCTACGCTTTTAATGGAACCGATGCGACCGGACAGTTACAAGTTGATTTGCACCCAACGCCTGACGCTATCTATCAGATGCGCTTTGATATGGTTGTGCCACAGGCAGAACTAGCAAGCGATTCAACTGTATTACAAGTGCCTCACTCTCCGGTGGTGCAGTTGGCTTACGGTTATGCGTTACGCGAAAAAGGTGAAACAGGTGGCATCAGCGCAGCAGAACAGTTTGGCGTCGCCTCTATCGCGTTAAGTGATGCAATACAAATCGATGCAAATCGATATCAAAATGAATTAACTTTTGTGGCGGTCTAATGGCTCAACAACTACAAAATATAAGTATCGGAGCGCCGGGGTTTATGGGCTTAAACACCCAAGATGCGCCCCTACAACAAGACCCTAGCTTTGCAGCTATCGCCGATAATTGTGTCATCGACAAAGAAGGTCGGATTGCGGCTCGCAAAGGTTATTCGTTGGTATCTAGCAACGGCGGCGCAGTTCTCGGTTCGAGTGCTGGTATTGAAAGTATAGGTGAGTTTATACAGTACGACGGTACGAAAGTCGTCTTTTCAGCTGGTAATAACAAGATTTTTACAGGCACTTCGACGCTTACTGACGCGACAGGTTCTTTAACCATTACGGCAAACAACTGGTCGATGGCCTCTTTGGGTAACAAGTTTTATCTTTTTCAAATCGGACATGCGCCACTTGTTTACGATCCGGCTGGGCCAGCATTAACAACTATCGCGGCACATGCTTCGGTAGCAGGCACGCCGCCGCAAGCGAATATTGTAATTGCGGCTTTCGGTCGATTATGGGCGGCAGATGTCACAGGCAATAAACAAACTATCTATTTCAGTGATTCGCTGAACGGTTTGGCGTGGACGGGTGGCAGCAGTGGCAGTTTAGATTTGACGACAGTTTGGCCCGGAGGCTTTGACGAAATAGTTGCTCTTGCTGCGCATAATAACTTTTTAGTCATTTTAGGTAAGCGTAATATTCTCGTGTACTCAGGTGCTACCGACCCGTCGTCAATGTCGTTAGCTGACACGATACACAATATCGGATGTGTCGGACGCGATGCAGTGCAATCTACGGGTAAAGATATCCTGTTTTTAGATTTTTCTGGCGTGCGATCTCTTTCGCGTACTATTCAAGAGAAGTCAGCACCAATTGGCGATATTTCGAAAAACGTAGCCAATGATATTAAGTCGCGTATACAAGCAGAAACCGGAAATATTAAAACAGTTTATGACAGTAATAATGCTTTTTACCTTGTCAATTTTCCAGCTGTCGGCGTCGTCTACTGCTTCGACACCCAATACCCCCTAAACGACGGGAGTTATCGCACGACGACGTGGACAGCCATGGCACCTAAATGTTTCGTTGTGACAGACAATGACGAATTATATTTAGGGGTCGGCACAGGAATCGGTGAATACACAAGTTTTACAGATGATACAGCTGCCTACACATTAGAGTATTTCTCGCACCCGCTAAGTTTTGGCGACTCTGGCAGACTTAAATTTCTAAAAAGCGTGAATGTAACGACATTTAACGGCGCTGGTGCTACGGTAGTTCTAAACTGGGCTTACGATTATGAGGGTAACTACAGAAAGCGTGCGTATGACTTGGCTGCTTTCGCGGCAGGGCAGTACGGTATTGCTGAATACAACACTAGTGATGCAGAGTACGCATCGTCGATTCAATTAATAAATAAGCAAAAAGTTAGTACATCAGGCTCCGGCAGTATTGTCGCTGTGGGTCTTACAACTGATGTGAATGGCAAAGAAATTGCTTTTCAAGAACTAAATATACACAGCCTTATTGGGAGGGTAATCTAATTAGCAATTATACGATAGTCACCAACTACGCCAGCAAAGATTCGCTCCCGTCAGGCTCGGCCAATAAGGTCTTGAAAGGTACGGAATTCACTACGGAATTTACGGCGGTGCAAACAGCAGTTAATTCTAAACTCGACAGTGCATCGGGAACTGCAACTGGCACTCTAACGGCGGAAAACTTAACCGTAAGCGGCACTTTTTCCGGCTCTTTTACCATTGATGGAGGAACCTACTAATGCCACACGGCGGCCCCCATTGGTATGACAATATTGTCAATCCTATAAACACGTTTTTAAATGACGACAACTTATCTAATTTACGCAATGTACTAGGCACAGGCGGTCAAATTGCTGTTGCAGAAAAAGCAATTAGTGACCTGCAAGGTATGGGCGCTGATGCAAAACAGTTTTTAGGTTTTCCGCAAATCGACCCAGCAACAGGTCAAGAAATGTCGCTGTACGATACAGTCGCATCTGACACACGTTTTAAACCGTTTTCTGTCTCTGCGCTGCCCGGAACAACGCAATTTAATGCGCAGGGCGGTACGACGTTCGCGCTATCACCTGAACAGAAGGCAATCGCAGACAAGTTTCGTACTGGCAGTTTAGATACATTGAATCTTGTGTTAGACCCAGAGGGCCGCGAGGGAAGTCGTGCAGCGTTACAAAACCTAATCGAAGTCGGCGACCTCGATGAAATGGGTAGAACTTTCCGCAATGCAATGGAACAAGATTACATTGGCACGAATCGCAGCTTTACAGACCCTTTCAGCGCCGACAATCTAGCTACGGCTGAAACTGCACTATTTGATCGTTTGCAAGAAATGCGAGCGCCACAAATTGAGCGTGACCGCACACGGCTACGAGATCAACTTATTGCAGAAGGGCGTCAAGGTTTAAGAACGAGTCAGTATGGCGGCACACCAGAAGAACTCGCGTTAGAAAAAGCAATCCAAGAGCAGCAAAGCGCAGATGCACTCACCGCAGGTCAACAGGCAAGGGCAGACGCAGCAACTATATCAAGACTAAGACAGCAAGGTGTGTCACAAGCACGCATTGACGAGGAGTTGCGCAGCAGACAGAGGTTGCAAGCACAGCAGCAATTTGCGCGAGAGCAGGTGTTAGGGTCTGACATTGCTAGAGGATTCTTGGAATCTAGTTTTAGACCTCAAGAAGCACTGATTCAATCGACGTTGCCGGGTCTTGACGCAGCTGGATTATCAAATGTCGCTGGTCGCCAATTAGGGCAATACGGTTCGCAGTTGGGTGCCGCAGCTTTGGATTACGACATAAATGCGGAGCAACTTGCAACAGACTTAAGACGTGAGGCGCTTAATAGTCTTTTCGGTCTTTTAATATCTGAACAACAAGCACAAGGCAACCGTGACGAAGCATCAGATTCGCCGCTTGCTTCTATAAATATAGGCTCAGATGGTTTCAATCTTGGCGGTACATTAGGTGCTTTAATAAATAGGAGGGGATAAGGTGGCTAGATTTGAAGATATAAGTTTGGCGTTCGATGACATCATCGATACCCCTTTATCGCGTCGACGTAAAGTAGAACAGGCATCGGCTGATGCGGAGCTGCGTATGCTTAGAGCAGGTGGGCCTTTTGCTGCATTAGCTTCGGGTATAGCTGGCTCGTTGCCGGGAATCACAGAAAACATTAGAACAACGGCTAGGGATGCAGGTTTGTCGGCTTTTGAAACACCCGGAGAGCGGTTAGCAGGGCAGTTAGCACAACTTGATACCACTAATTATTCTGGTGAGTTAGCAGCGGCAGACTTGCTGCGATCCGCTGGTTATCCAATGCGAGGCAACATAGTTGAGACAGCAGCAGGGCAAAATCAACTTGCAAGACAACAGGCAGAACTAGCAAGGCAACAGGCTGCAATGCCGCAACCAATATCACCCTCAGAAATTTACCAAGGGCAATATATAACGCGAGATCCCCTTACACAGGAGATAACAAGCATTAACGTAACAGGCGATGATTACATTGACCCAACTTTTAGAAATCAAGAATTGGGCAGAATTGGAGTGCAAGCGAGAAAATATAAAACAGAGGCAGAAGAAATTTCAGATGCGTATAACAAGCTAAAAAAATTAGAATCGGGTATGCGAGAGGGTAATCGATCCGCTATAAACGCTGCTATCATGCAAACAGCCAGATTAATTTCTCCCGGCCAAGTGACTGAGGCTGATGCGGCGGCTTTTGCAGCCGCGCCAACAATAACCGAAGCGGTTAATAATTTAATACAGAATAAAAATATACCTTCGTTAAATCAATTAACGCAAATACTTGACCCTACAAATCCAGATGTTTTTAACCCAGATCAATTACTCTTCACTGCGAATGCGGCAGTGACTTCTAAAGTACCTACTTTGCTCAACTCATTCAAAAACGAGCGAAAAGCGGCAGAGACATATAACGCACCGCAGGTTTTCATAACTGCAAATTTTGTAGATCAATCACAGATTGCAGAGTTAGAAAAAATAAGCAAAGAACTAGGTGCTTCGACACAAACACCCTTGAACGTAAATTTCCCGACGGTAAATAGCGAAGATGAAGCGACAAAAATGCTAGATGAAAATCCAGACGTATCTGGTGTTTATTTTACCGACGGTGACAAAACTATGTTATTGGAGCGGGAGCGATAGAAATGGCGGAATCCACTTATAAAAAAACTGTTGTAGATTTATCGCCAGAAGATCGAGATGCGGCTTTTGCACAACAAGCAGCGCAAAGACGTGAGGCATTTGCGACGGCCCCTGAATTGAGTCCTTTCGGTTCTCCTATGCGCAGCATTATGCGTGATGACCCTAATAAGGAACCCGGCTTTATGCAGCAAATGAATGAAGCACGAATGTCATTACTTAACCTCGTGACGACCGATCCTTTTGAAATGGGCATGATGTTAAGAAAAGCAGACCCTAACATTGGTGTTGTACAAGCGCCACCAGAAGACGGAGGCGAGTTTTTCGCGGTAAGACGTATTTTAGACGATGAAGGCAACCAAACAGGCGAACGCATAGTCAATCTTAATAGAAAAGGTTTATCGGGCGCTGATGCCATGCAGGTGCTAGGCATTACGGCTCTATCAATGATACCCGGAGCGCCGAAGACTATGGCGGGACGGATGACAGCAGCAGGCGGTATGCAGGCAGGTATACAAGGCGCACAAGAGGCGAGTGGTGGAGAGTTTAGCGGTCAAGAAGTTATAACAGATACGCTCTTACAGGGCGGCTTAGATGCCGCAGGTAATATTTTTAAGGCTTTTACTAGACCGAAAACAAGCGGAACAATCGACCCAGCGTTAGCCGCAGAAGTAACCAAACTAGCAGAAGCATCAAGCCCCGGACAAGTCATCGATGCAGCAAAGACACTTGATCTTGATCCGGTAGTGTTAGAGGCAGCGGAAGCGTTAGGTGTTCCAAATATACCGTTAAGTGCAGCAAGTAGAAACATACGCTATCGGCAAATAGATCAAGCACTTAGATCACAAATCGGCTCTAAAGGTGGCGAAGAGCAAATACTTGCCTTACAACAATTATCAGATAACGCACAGTCGATGATTGAAGTGTTGGGCGCTAGTGACAGGTTTGGAATAAGCCAAGATGTTGTGCGCTCAATAGAGAATCAAATCAACAGTTTTAAAAAATTAGGTGATGATATTTTCTATAACCCCATTAAAGAAGTAATACCCAAAAGTACAGTTGTAGACACTGCCCCGCTTATGGACTATTTCGAGCGGCAAATTGCTGATTTTGGCGGGGTGGATATGCTGCCGTCACAAGAAAAACTTTTATACAACAAAATCAAAGATGGTGAGCCGTTGACCTATCACGCCTTAGACTCAACGCGAAAAAGAATCGGAACAGCACGACGAGCAGCCGAACAAGGTACCGATGGGACACCAGCATACGAGTTAAAACAATTCGAAGATGCTTTGTTAGATAATCAAGAAGCAGCGATTGCGGCACTCGACCCTACTTTAGTTAATCAAATGGGGCCAGCCGCAAATTTCTCCGATAGGTTTGCATTAGCTCGCAGTTTAACAGCCCAAAGGAAAAACTTGGAGAGTGCAGCACAAAAGGTTTTTGGCAGAGATATGGCAAAAGACTTAATGGCAAAGTTTACGAGTAATCTAAAACGAGGTGTGCAAACAGGCGATCTTCATGGGTTCAGGCAAGCCATGAACGTGATACCTCAAGAGTTCCAAGCTGATGTAATACTAACAGCGGTAGATGACATACTGAGAGAAGGCGGCAGAGGTCAATCTGGCATGAACATGCCAAAGTTTGCGGCTTGGTATAAGACACTCAAATCGAGTCCTGTTGGGTATAAAGAGATTACGGGTTACTTAAATAAAGAGCAGATCGACTTCCTAGATAATTTAGGGACAGTCACACAGGGCTGGTCGAACGCTATGCGCGATCAAGTCAATACAGGTCGCATAATTCCATTTCTACAACAATTCGATAAGCAAGGCAATTGGTTGCAAAATCTTGTCAATATCGCGCCAAGTCAATATGCAGGCATGGCGTCGAGCGTTACAACGGCGATGTCCAAGGCTGGCCCGACGGCGCTAGATAATGCCAGCGGATTATTAAACGACCCAATTTTTAGAACAATGGCTATTAAGTATATGCGTGGCGAGGCAACCGAGTCGCTTTTTGATCGGCTGTTAACACACAAAGCATTTAAGACTTGGTTAGGCGCATTACCTGCTGAAAGCAAAAAGAAAGTATTAAGCAAAGGCTTAATGTTTTATTTGACTGATGATGAAGCAGCCGCGAATTCTGTTGATGCCGTCCAAAGAGCGCAAGCAGAGTCAAGAGCAGTAGAGACAGGTATAAATCAAGGCATTAATTAGTTTGTCTTATCGTTATTATCCTATCGCAAACAGACTTAAACTTTTCCAATTAGCGCATCTAACCCTATGATTTCATTGATGCCGTACATAGCGTATTTAGCGCAAAAACTAAGCAACGAAAAATGTTAAAAGGCTAACAAAAACAGATAGATAGGATGTCTTAAAATCGCGCTCTGTCACGCCGGAGGTCGCGGGTTCGAATCCCGTCCGGTCCGCCATTTTATTTAATTAATTCAGTGAGTTAGGGTGATTGAGCAAAAGCTGTAAATCTTTTTTCCAATACTTTTCCAATATTTTTCCAAAACCATCCGGCTTAATTAACGATTTCAAGGTTAGAAATCATCGCCATTTGCAGGTCTGCAAAACCTTCTTGATACACAGGGTCATCACCTTGTAGATATAACTCTGTTTGTTTCGCAGTGGTGTGATTTGTCAAACTCTGTACGAATTCGAAACCATGTCGCTTGAAGTAGATACGACAACTTAAAGAACGTATTTCGTGGAACACATCGCCCCCAATGTTTTCCTTTAATTGTTGACTTATATAACGCATTTTTAAAGAAAGATAATCGGGTAAACACTGGCATCTGTGCTGTTTTAATTCCGTTTTAACCAACCGACCAAATTTAGACATGCCGCCACGATCAACTGTAACGATAAACGGGCTGCCCATTCTCATTGCTCTTTCACGACAACGATGCAAAACCTTTTGTAGTTCTTCACCGACCTTAATTTTTTGCCAACTGCCGCCAGTCTTACCAGACGTTTTTTGACGTTCAAAAGTTAAGTAGGTTTCACCATCTTCTTTCACAATATTGTTTTTAAAAGTCCATGAGACAACTTCAGCCCGACCTTGCGCGGTTAGCAAAGCCAATTCCATAGCGTCAGCAAGCCAATGAAAAGACATTTCATGTGCTTTGTCTCGCAACGTTGTAAACCCCTTCCAAGTCATTCGGGGTCTTTCTCGTTGCGTGTGTTTGTCACCTTTTGGCAGCGTGTAATCTAAAGCGACATTTCTGTCAGCATAACCTTTATTAACTGCCCACTTAAAAATCCCAGACATTGTTTGTCGCATTTTACGTCGTCCAGAACCCGCACGATGATCGGTAATTATCTCGCCCACCATCGACGCATCAAGGTCGCTGAATATTTCTTTTCCTTCTAATTCCTTTAAATCACGCAAATGACCTTTAACATCTTGCCAAGTCCCGGACACAGATTTCCATTCTTTAAATTTGTCTGATTCTTGTTCAAATCGCTGCACAACTTCGAGCATTGTTGCGTTTCGTTTGGCTTGCTTTTGTGATGCTCTACCGTTGCGCGGGGACTTGTTAAGTTGTGTTGTTGATTGTACTTTTGAAACCAGTGCGTCTATCTCGATGTGATAAGACGACAGCTTTGCATTTGCATCTCTAGCGAATTCGTTTGCTTTTTGCCAATCTTGCTTAAATCCGATTGGGGGTTCACCACTCTTACGCATTAAAGGGTGTTCATAATAAAAATATGACACGCCTTTTCTCTGTCTGTGATAAACATAGGTGACTAATTTGCGATTGATTGATCGACGGTGCCTTGACATCTTATTCCCCAAGAATCCTATTTACTAAACTATCGACATCATTTTGCTTTGTTTGAATCGGTCTTTCCAGATCGACATACCAATTCTTGCCAACCTTTACCATATAATACCGTTCTTCAAAATGCTTTTTCGCAGTTATGCGATGCGGTGGGTCTTCAAATGTTCTTTCAATGGCTGTTTTAAGTTTAATTAACATGCCTTACCTATGCACAATAGTCGGCATGACACTTAGGGCATCCCGTTATCAGTTCTGTCAAAGCCTTGGGGTACATGTCATCCGCGAAGTCATAACCGCATCGATGGCATTTACAACTACTCGGCACGAATACCCAGCCCCCTGCAAATGTCGCCTGTGCGTTCATAATATCTTGTACCTTTGCTTCGCGTGCTTTTTCTTCATCGTTCATTGTTCATGTGCTACTGTTTGAACAATCTACTCTATGCGCCTACATCTAATCTAAATTGCTTAGTAACAGGAACTTTATGAAAATAGAACTCTTCAAGTTGTCGCGTGTAATCCTGTGTGCATTTCTTTGCTTCTAGCTTCCTTTTCGCTGCTTTCAATTTTCGTAACATTTTTCCTTGTGAATATTTTTCATTCCTGAAAGCTTTCATCAGCGCAATAATCGAACGTCTTCCTTTTGCGTGAACAATATCATCTTCTGCAAAATACTCTAGAATTTCGTTGATCTGTTGTGCGTAGACACCAGCTTGTTTGATCTCTACCTGACTCAAGACAAACTTACCTTTTCTAAATTCCTGTCTGGTACCTTCCCTATCTTCACCTTTGAGTAATACCCAGTTTGGCTCGTGACCAAAATTGTGTGTTTTCCAAAAAGCTTTGTAAGCAACGTAATTTGGGTTACCTAGATCAATGTAACTTTCCATGATGTCTTCAACCGACCATTTCTTATTATTGCTGTTAAGCCTCTGCACATCTTCTAAATTTAACTTATCTATTTGAATGAAATGGAATGGGATACCTAGTTCTTTGCAAGCTTCCATCCGATGCTGTCCGTCGATTATGTAGTGCTTATCGTTAACAATAATGGGCACAGGAATATACTTTTCTGTCATTGACTCTCTTAATTTTTTTACATGTGACTTTTTTATAGTCCGATTACCATTGATAATTTTGAACTTGTTGTAATCTTTACTTTCAACTACTTTCATTTTTTCTGCCTCTTGGCTTCACTAAATTGTTTTTTTACGATTTGCTCATTAACATTTTTAAAAATTTCCTCTGCACCGCCCGTTTTTGGTTTTTTGCCCAGCACTTTATCTAAACTGTTTGCGCGACTATAAGTCTCGCGCATTGGGCCAAGATGAACGATTTTATCTCTGACCTCTGCAACGTAAAAAAGGCAATAATCGACAATTTGATTGTCATTGAAATCGACAGCACATTGTTGTTTTAAATCATGCCTAATTTTTCGCGTAATTTGTTTTCTTTCGTCTTCTGTCATGGTTAAAACTCTTTGAATAATTTCTTCATAAGTCATGTAAAACGCCTCGGTTGACGCAATTTTTACAGTGAATCGTCTGCATCACGCCTATTTTTTTTTAACCCAACACAGTCGTAGTTACTGAGTAGGGCAAGGATGGGGCTGACGCCGAGGCTCGCCGACCTGAGTGGTTCATGCAATAGGTGATTCCATTTTCGGCATTCTGATTTTTGTGCCTTTCTGCTGCTCTGACTGACCTTTGCTGTCAAGCATCTGCATTTCACTCGCAACAATTTCAGTCGAAAACTTTGTGACACCATCTTGCTCGTAACTTCTAGTTTGCAATCGCCCTTCAACAAATAGCTTGCTGCCCTTATCGACGAATTGATCAACAATTTCCGCGAGGCGGTTAAAAAAGACTATGCGGTGCCACTCTGTGCGTTCTTGCTGCTCGCCAGAGTTCTTATCTTTCCAGCTGTCACTTGTTGCCAGTGATAAGTTCGCCACTGCGTTACCGTTCGGCATTTGCTTACATTCTGGGTCGGTGCCGACGTTGCCGACCAGAATTACTTTATTTACTCCACGACTACTCATTTATTTGCCTCAACTTTTAAAATTGCTTTTCTTAATTCCTTATCTAATAACAATACTTCTTCTTCTAATTTTTTAATCTTTGCTTTTGTGGGTTTAAATCTGACGAATTTAATCGGCGGGTTAAACTTTGGGTGGTAGGAAACAAACTCGCACTGAGTTGCGCCCAGATGGGCCAGACAGGAAATCTGAGCAGTCATTTGGGTTTGGTATTCCTCGGGGATCTCAAGCGTGCGCAAAAACTTGAAATGCGCTGTTTGCGACGGGCATTTAAACTCAACTAAACAAGTCGGGTCATCATCAATAATGCCATCAGGCGAGGCGACAAACCTTGCAATGGTTTCATGTGGAACAGGGGGGCTGTCGATTATTTTTTTGCCCGTAATGCGCTCATACGCCACCTTGCCCAGCGGTTCTTTAATGCGTCCATCGCGCATAAACTTACTTTCACCGCCGGCTTCAATTAAGCCTGTTTGTGACTCTGCGCCTTTCGTATCTATCAACTTTGTACGCGCGACGACCCCTGTGTGTACGCCCTTTGCATTTCTTTTAATTGCTGGGTGTAATGCGCTTGCTGTAAACCGACCTATGCGCAGCGGATCGGTTGTCGGGTCTTCTTGATGCTCGTTAGGCTGCCGCGACACTCGATGCCCCTATTAACTGTTCTTTGATATCCGCAACATAGGGCATGACATCCTTAATAACGTCGGGGGTGCAATGCGCATTGAGCCATTCGATTGCCTGATCTGCTTCGATATAGGTGCCTGTTGCTATTTCAGTCCTACTGTCATAGCCAACCATATTTAAACAATGCTGCAAGGCTTTATCAAAATCATTAGGGGCTTTTACTTCTTCTGAATGCTCTTGTGCGTCTAGTTCTGCTTCTGCTGCTTTTGCACGCTCAATATCTTCTTCTGTGGCTATCTCTGTGCCAAGTAGACCTAAGAACGCGAGGGCCCGACCTACAGCCGACGTTTCACAAACTTCATAATGCGAGGTCTTATTTATTTTGTTGCTACCTATACGCTCTCTGGCGCAACCTGTGGCGACCGTAGCACCGCTCGGGTCTTTTATTTTAGCTTTAAAAAATACTTCATTCTCTGTGCGGTCAGTTTCTTTTGTGATGATTCGATAACCTGCGTATTTCTCGTCTTGCCTAAACATTTTTAGACGTAACGCGACTTTTTTGTAATCACTCCCATGGATATCAACAATACCTGTATCTGCTTCACTCATAATTTCACCTTAATTTTGCTAAAGTATAACATTAGTTTTACTAATATATCTGCATAAAACTAATGTACGTTAGCAAATTTTTTTAAGTCGTCACAAATTCCTTAAAACAGCCAATGACTACGCCAACTACACAGTCTTTGCCTCTGAGTTTAAAAACTGCGTCTGAAAACTTTTTGTTTTCATACTCATAAGTTTCTTCACCGATATATGTAGCAAAAACTACTTTGTCATCGCGCACCAAACAGACCGCATCGCCTGAAGATACTTCGATCGTAGGGTCTACATAAGCATAGCTGCCTTGCTGCAACATAGGTTCCATAGCTTGACTGTCGATCTCAAAACCTCTGACTTCAACGGCACACTGGCCGGGATAACTGATAAAATTTCTTGCCGCTCCAACAGCGGGTGTTTGTCCTTTGCACATTTGCCTTGCTACCTTCACGATTTGTTGGGTGGTTCCCTCAACAATGGGGACCTGATACACCGGAGTACCGCTAAGTAGTGCTGCTATGCGAGGGCTAAACTTGTCAACTGTGCAATCAAGTAGTCGTGCGAAAACTAAAGCGTTTTCAGGACTTATAGGGGAACTGTCTCGTCGAGTAGACATTATCTGACTAACTCGGCTTTGGTTTACCCCTAATACATGCGCTATCGATTCCTGACTAATCGGTTTCTCATTGCGAGCGTTTTGATCTTCGCGTCTCGCTATGAACAAGGCGTGCAACTTCGCACACTCTTGCACCTGTTCGTCTGTAAGCTGACTCATTGTTTACCTTTGATAATTTTAAAAATAATACCAATCGTATTAATATTAGCAAAATTAATAAAGATAAAGCAAATTTCGCATATAACTCATAAAACCGGATAAGCAGTCTGTCATTATTTTGACGCTCTCAACAGCCAAATATTACAGTTTTTTGCACAAATTTAGTGCCTTTTTTGAGAAACATTCTCATTTAGGTGTAAAATTTTAATGTTGCAAAAAATTGACAGATATGATTAGTATTAGAGATATTAATATAAAACAAGGGTGCGCACATGAAGGTTCGTATCGATTATACGGTTGGAGTAGACGCCGCAACTATCAAAAAATTGTTGGCAGAGTATGACACTGATGAGACTGTTACTCAGTTTGTACGTTCTTTTTTGGGAGCTACGCACAACCTATTAGATGAAACTATCGCCGGCGCAATCGGTATAACCCATACAACAGAAATTACTAAATCTAACTTTAGTATTGGTTAGTCAACAGAAGTCGAAAAAGTCGAAAAAGTCCTATTGGTAGCTTATAGATGACAAACCCAAAATTGAAAATTGAAAAGCAAGCAGTGACATTTGAAGCCGATAAAAACACTAGCGGTCACTACGAAGCTAATTTTAGGTTGCGTGCAAATAAAGTTAAGAAAAAGATCGAAGTAAATATGGGTAAAAAATTAACCCATGCCGCTATCGCGGAGATCGCGGGGGCAGAGACAGAAACTATTGCACGTATTTTTAACGGGTCACAAAAAAATATTCGTTTGGGTGAAGCAATCGGAATCGCTAAAGCGTTGCACACTACTGTTAGTTACTTAGCAAACTCAGAAGACACGACTTATATGCTCGAAAATACTCGGCGGGTTTACGATTATCTGCGCTCTGATCACGAAAACAATGTGCAGGCACAAGGGTATTTAAAAGACAGAGAAAAAGAGATAACGAAAAACATTGATTATTTTGAAGCAATTTTACTTAGAGTAGACGCACTGGACGAGCATTGAAAATATTTTTTATGTTCGGTAACATTAGCGAAACTAATACATAGTAAGATTAATAATTATGGCAAGGGTTCCGCTAAAAGACTTTAGGCATGGCGAACTGTCGGGCGCGAAAATGACTCAAGAAGCCGTCGGCACAATGTTTAACGTTTCGCAAGGCACTATCTCAACTTATGAAAAAGACACCGAGAGCGGAAAAAGGCGCTATTCGGTTCAACGTCTGCCTAAAAGAAACGGTGACAGGCATTATATGTATGCGCTGATAGAAGAAGAAACAAAGGCGGTCGGTGTCCTACCGTGGGTCTGACATTGTTGCGCTATGCGAATCTGTAACTGGTAAGGCGCCGCGAAAAAACGATAGAGGGTGGATGGCAGTATGCCCCGCACATGAGGACGATTACCCGTCGCTCAGTATTTGTGACGGTGAAAGAGGCGTTTTGCTGAACTGCTTCCAAGGGTGCACCGCCAAAGAAATATGCAATGCGCTGAACATTGAACTTAAAGATTTATTTTATGACAGCAAACAGCCCATCAAGCGACGCTCAAACTACAGCCGAGAACAATTCGAAATCGACACAATGCACTGCTTCATCCACTACTCCGAAAAAATGGATGGAATTGTTGCGTCGGAGGACGAATATAAGTCTTTCCGCAGGGCCGAAGAAAGGCTACGGGAGTATGTCAAAAGAGATCGTGCGGAAAAAGATCGAATTAGACGTAGCAAAATATCTGGAGCAGGGCGGGACAATCACACAATGCCCAAGGGGAGAAAGTGAGAGAGAAATTTACTTTCAAGATAAGAGCTGATGGCGGGTTTTATAACGATTCATCGCCAGCTAATGAAGCATTGGATTTTCCAAGAGCCAGAAGCATTAAAGTTTTGGTTAACGCTTTTGTTGGAAGCAAACTGGGAACAAAAGACGACAATGTTTAACGGATCTTTACTTACTGTTGAGCGGGGACAGCTAGTTTTCGGCCGAAAAAAATATTCAACAAAATTAAGCATTTCAGAAAACAAGTTAAGGCGGTATCTAGCTTTGTTAGAAACAGAACAGATGATCCACCAGCAAAAAACGAATAAATTTACAGTGATTTCAATAACTAACTACGACTCTTATCAGGAAATCACCAGCAAACAACCAGCAAATAACCATCCATCCACCACATCTAAACAATATAAACAAATACTAGGGGAAAAACGCAAAAACTTTGTGCCGCCGACAGTGGAGCAAGTCAGAGAGTATTGTGAAAAGCGGAACAACAACATTGACCCTGTGCGTTTTGTTGATAGTTATGCCGCGAAAGGGTGGTACATCGGAAAAAACAAAATGAAAGATTGGGAAGCGTGCGTTCGAACTTGGGAGCAAAGAGAAAAACGGGACAAATCTTCTTTCGCGTCGGATAAGCCGGAGCATTTTCTGTAATGAAAAAATATTACGCAGTTGTGTATTCGCACCCGTCGCAAAAGTCAAAACCAGCTAGTCGCGCACTTGGTTATTCTGAATCTTTGGATGATGCAAGCCGGCGAGTCATCGAATCAACATATCCCGGCACCGTGGAAGTTGAAGAAAATGATGAATTGGTTGCAAAGTATTACGTTTCACCTTGCGTTGGCACACCACATCACAGACAAAAATTGAAAAAAGAAGAGTGGTAATGGAACAAATAACAGTCAGCAACTTTAACGATAGAGACTTGCAGAAATCAATGGCGCAGGCTCAAACAGATTACATTAAACATTTGGGTATGTATGCGCAGTCGACCATTGCAGAAATGCAAGATGGTTTCACGCTTGAGGGCATACGATTGCCGTGGAGTAAGACGCACGAAGATATCAGACTGCCGACCAAGTATATTTCTATCCTCGCGGGGTCTTCGGGTCAGAAGAAAACCGCAATCTCTACAATGCAGATTCTTCACACCTCACAGCATCACAAGGTTGGTTTTGCGAGTTTCGAAATGCGCGTGAATTATCTAATGCGCATGATGGCGGCAATGATAAACGGTGTGCAGACTGAAAACGTGACGCAAAAAGCTGTTGCTGACTTTGGCAGATATGCAACGGACAGAATTTACTGCTACGACCAAATCGGTGATATTCCTGTGATGCGGGTTTTAGGTGCCGTTGAAGCCATGGGGCAAATGGGTTGCAAACTGGTTGTTGTGGACTCTCTCATGTTCGTTGATCTCTTTGCCAAGAACGCACAAGAAGAGTACGCGAAGCAGAGAGACTTTGTTTCTGCATTGTCAGGGCTGGCAGCGATCCACGACATGCACATCATGTTGGTCGCTCACTCTCGCAAGCCCGGAGATAACTACGAAGCCACACAAAAACATGCAGTGCGTGGATCTAGCTCAATTACTGATGTTGCCGCTGTGGTGATGATGTGCCAGCAAGATGAGAAAAAGCAGGCGCTTAAACAAAGCATCGAAAAGTACGGTTATGAGCTAACACCGGACGAACAGAAATACTGTGACACGACACCCTGCCAGCGGCTGATTGTGAGAAAGAACAGATTCAATGCGTTTCAAGGCTCAATAGGTCTGTATCAGCACAGCAGATCTCGACAGTTGTTAGGCGACCGATCAGACAAGGGGCTGCACTTTGAGTATTAGCGGCGAGTTTACAATCATCACGAACGAGTACCAGCGTGATTTGGCAATCGCTGAACTACAAAGAAAGTTCAATGAGAACAATTATTTACAAATACAAATGACAACGGTGAAGCGCAGAACATCGCGCCAAAACAACGCTATACATGTGTATTGTCGTGAGGCCGCAAAAGATCTGAATGAGGCAGGCTGCGACCAACGCAAGGTATTGAAACCGTCTCTGGCTATCCCGTGGACGATGGAGAGTTTTAAAGACAACTTGTTCAAACCAATTATGCAGGCAATGTTTGGTATTGATTCAACAACGCAGTTAAAGACAGGGCAGGTGGGTGAGGTATATGAAACTCTCAATAGAGAATTGAGTGAAAAATTTGGTGTATCTACGGAATTTCCAGACAGAGGTGGCATGTGAACGATGAATTTGAAATAAAAATGAAAGGCGATCTTGCGACAGAGGCGTGCGCAAAGATTATAGAAACAGCTGCAAACATTGAAATGCTGAATGACAATTTGATGGATTTGCGCACTGAACTCGAAGGCTTGATTGCAGAGGTCAAAAAGATCGGTGCGTAAGTGTAAGTTTTGCGGTAAGCGCAACACCGTTAAAGAAACGCTCTTTGTAAATCTGAAGGCGTTCTGTAACTGGCACTGTGTCAGCGAGTACGGAAAGACAGATAAGGCAAAGGCGACATATTACAAGGTAATGCGCAAAGAGCATATGCGGCAAAAGGATTCGCTGAAATCGATTAACGACAGATTGGCCGAAGCGCAGGCAGTTTTTAACGCTTACATTAGGATTCGAGACAAACATAAGCCGTGTGTCAGTTGTGGGAAGCCGGCGCCAGCAAATTTGAAGGGCAATCAGCGAGACGCCTCACACTATCTTGCCAGAGGTGCCGCGTACGGATCGATACGCAGATTTGACCCTCTAAATGTTTGGAGCAGTTGTAAGGCATGCAATAATTTTAAGGCAGGTAATCTCATTCCGTACCGTGTCGAGCTAATCAATCGAATAGGTGAAAAGAGGGTGCTGGAAATTGAAAGCGAGAATCGTATCAAGAAATGGAACCACGAAGACCTCAAAAGACTCAAAACTCTCTTCACCAGAAAGAAAAAACTGTACGAGAAGCTATTCAGAAAATGACGATGTAATTGGTTTCAGAGCCGAAAATGTGCTAGTATTATGTAATGAAATCAGTGTGTTAAGGGAAAATCGGACAATGGCGGCTCGGGATATTTCGACCGCGATAAAGTGGCTAAAACTGATAAAGGCAGAACTTGAACACTAGAAAGATATACGAAACGCCTTATGACAGAACCCGGCAGATTGCGATTGCAGATCGGTTGGCAGAGATGTGGGGTGCTGAGTTTGTAGAGCTGCCTCGTAAGTCTGTATTTGATTATGCGGCAATGGTCGGCAATGACTTGCAGGCTTGGGTTGAAGTGAAGTACCGAAACAACACTAAGACAAAGTTCAACGAGTACATGGTATCTTTTGCCAAGGTTCAGGCAGGTAAACGGTTTAATGAAGATACGGATAAGCCAGCCTTACTTGTGTGTGAGTGGACTGATATGACACACATGGTTGATTTGGCTCACTGCGACTTTCGCGTCGGTTGGGGTGGAACACAGAAGAGAAACGATCCCGAAGATATGGAGCCCATGGCGTTTATTGATATTGATCAGTTCACACCGATTCAATGGTTACGGTTCGGCAAGAAGAGGATTGTGATTAATGAATGATGCAGAGAAAGAATTAGAACAGATTGAAAATGCTGAAAGACTCGCAAAGCTACAAGAAGAGGTGATGGCAGAGATCGGCAAAACTTTGCGGCGTTGCAATAAGAAAGTAAAGCCAGAAGATAGAATGATGGTATACACGTCTAGCTTGTCTTTCATCTTGGTCGAGCAATATCCGGCAGAAGATCAAGAGAACCTAAGTTTCCTACTAAGACAGATAAAGAGAGCCTATGAGTTTGTATGGCGAGAAATATCTGATACTCCAATAAAGAATAGTTTCAATATTCATTAATGCACATATAGCGTTATAAGATAGCTAGAAGCATAAAGTAAGGCTATCTATCCTCTTTAGTTAAATCGTCGCTTATATCGCCTGAGAAGATGCGAGAAGGGCATTTAGCATTAGTTAGATTAATGTCGAATAAGTCGGGTGAGGCACCTTGTATCACGCACCTTTCCCAACCCCAAACCGTCCAGCTCGAAACCCTCAAATGCGAATGAGAATCATTTGCTATCGCCAGTAAGAAAAGTTACCGGAAATAGTAAATCAATATGTTGTGGTGTTCGTGCCGATTTGCACCTATTGGCTGTTCAATATTTGACCATGCACAATATCTAGTGTTTTTGGGCTTGGGGTGGGCAGCGAAATGGCCCCCGGGCACCCCCGGCCCTGCTTAATTATTAATTAGTACCCACCTCCCCACAAAATAGCATTTCACATTAATTATGTTACGGTACATTAATGACTGACATAGACCCTGAGACACAGCGCCAAATGGATTCTTGGACGAAGCCGCAGCCGAAGAAGGGTATCAAGGCGGGTAGACCTGTAAAGGGTGAGAAGCGTCCTGTGAAGCGTACGGGTCGACCACCGAATCAACGTGCTGCCCAGTTAGAACTTCAGGAGTACATGTACAACCATCCTGATAAGAAAAGGGCGGTAGAGGTTTTGTTTGAATGTGCTTTAGACACTGAGCATAAGAATCAGGCGGCGTTTATGAAGATTTTGATGGATAGGGTTTTGCCTTCGTCTAATTTTGAGAAGATGCCGGGGCGTAACGCTATTGAAATAAATATTAACCGTTTGGAACCTGACAAAGCTGAATTAGTTGAGGGCGAGACTATTGAACAGGCTTAAACACATGCTGACGATCCATGAGGGCAAGTCCAAGTATGCCTATGAACTTAATGGGGTGATACACGTGGGAATTGGACGCAACATCGACCGCAATGGGGGTTTGGGTTTGTCTGATGATGAATGCTTGTATTTGCTGGAAAACGACATTCTGCTTTTTATGAAGGAACTGGCGCAGGCTTTTAGCTGGTTTGGTGATTTGGACGAGGTACGTCAGGAAGCCTTGATAATGATCTGCTTCACCATGGGCATTTCACGTTTGAAGAAATTTGTTAAGGCTTTGGGTCATCTTGAGCAAGGTCTTTACAAGGACAGTGCCCGAGAGTTTCTTGATTCTCGATGGTCTACGCAGATCGGTGAAAGGGCTATTGTCCTCGCGGGAATGATTGAGACGGGCAAATATCCTGATGGTTATGAGGTGTTTGTAAAAGAATGAAACCGTCCAAGGGTAAGGCAAAAGTTAAGGTACTGAAAAGCGGCCGGCGTGTCTCATACGGGCAAGCTGGCAAGGCTTCTGATGGTGGGCCGCGAGTGCGACCTAAGACTAAGAAGGCTGATGCGTATTGTGCCAGATCAGCCGGACAGATGAAAAAACACCCGAAGGCGGCAAGAAATCCAAACTCGCCACTTCGACTTTCTCGTAAACGCTGGAAATGTAAGGGGGCCAAAAGTGGCTAAAACTGGGCTTTATTCCAATATTCACCGAAAGAGGAAACGTATCGAGCGGCAGAAAAAGACGGGCGCGAAGAAGGTAGAACGCATGCGCTCACCGGGCTCGAAGGGAGCGCCAAGCAATGCTGCGTTTAAAAAAGCAGCACGAACAGCAAAGGGTAGAAAGCGATAATGGCAAAGGGTGTGAAGCATTATAAAAAAGACGGCAGTGCATTTGCTGGCAAGTCTCACAAGATGCCAAACGGTGATATTCACTCTGGGGCAAGTCATACAGCGTCAAGTGTGAAGTTATTTCATTACGGCGATTTGTCGAAAAAAGCGCAGGGCAAAGCGCGAAAGTCTTGGGGCAAGTAAGTGCGTCCGGCAGATTTATATAAGTTTCGTGTTACTGAAATTAATAAGGTGATCGATGGCGATTCTATTCGATGTACTTGTAATTTGGGTTTTGGCGTTAATTACGACGATTGTGGTAATGGCATTAGTGTGCGCCTCTATGGGTGCGATACTGAGGAATCTCGCACTAGAGATATGGAGGCAAAAAAATACGGATTACATGCGAAAAAATTTGTAATCGATTTTTTAGACGCAGAGAAAATTTATTTATGGTGCAAAGGTAAAGACAAGTACGGTCGCTGGTTAGGTGATTTCAAGGTAGGCAGTCGTTGGCTTGTTGCTGAACTGTTAAAGCGTCGACTAGCGGTACCGTATCACGGTGAAAATAAAGCAAAAATTAAGAAGTTACATTTGGCAAATCGGAAGTTAGTGAAGCTATAACAGGATCCGATTGTTTAATCAATTAAATCAATTACTTACAAAATAGTGGTGTAACTAACAAAGTGGTTTAGGTAAACCAGCTCTTAACATAGTTAGACTAATAAAACACCGCAGAACGGTGAATTATTACCGCAGAACGGTGCAATAGGAGGCAAACATGCCCGGAAAACATTACGGAAAAGGTAGCGGATACGTCAAAAGCAAAAAAGCCAAAAAAGGCAAGATGAAGAAAAAGGCGGTGCGTCGTTAGTGTCATTTGATCTTGATCTACTGCCGTGGCAAGAAAAAGTGTGGGATGATCCGTCACGCTTCAAAGTTGTGGCGGCGGGTCGTCGAACTGGCAAATCTCGCTTGGCGGCTTATATGCTCTTGGTTGAAGGCTTACGAGCAACCGAGGGCGAAATCTTTTATGTCGCTCCGACGCAGGGGCAGGCAAGAGATATTATGTGGAATCTGCTTTTGGAGTTAGGACATCAGTATATAGAAGCGTCACATATCAATAATTTACAAATCAAGTTAGTCAATGGCACACAAATATCACTAAAAGGAAGTGATCGGCCGGAAACCTTGCGAGGCAGCAAGGTCAAATTTTTAGCAATTGATGAGTACAGTGATCAACGCCCGGACGTGTGGGAATTAATATTGAGACCAGCGTTGACAGACTTGGCACCAGAGTCAAAGGCTTTGTTTATTGGTACGCCCACGGGCAGAAACCATTTTTACGATTTATATAAAGCAGCGCACGACTTAGAAGATCATGCGGCTTTCCATTTTACCAGTTACGACAATCATAAATTAGATGAAAGAGAAATTGAAAAAGCTAAAAAGCAAATGTCTTCTTTCGCGTTTCGCCAAGAGTTCATGGCAAGTTTTGAAGCTCGCGGCAGCCAGATGTTTAAAGAAGATTGGATTCACTACCAAGAAAAAGAGCCCGCCTCTGGGGATTTCTATATCAGCTGCGACTTGGCTGGCTTCGCAGACGTCGGGCAATCAAGACGCAAAAAGAAATCAAACCTTGACGACACAGCCATATCGGTCGTCAAAGTCAACGCCGAAGGGTGGTGGGTAAAGGACATCATTTGCGGCAGATGGGATTTGAACGAAACAGCAATGAAAATCTTTCAGGCTGTTCGAGACAACCAGCCTTTATCGGTTGGAATCGAGCGCGGTATCGCTCGACAGGCAGTTATGTCACCGTTATCTGATTTGATGCGGCAGCATAATGTCTATTTTCATATAGAAGAGTTATCACACGGTAATCGAAATAAAACAGACCGAATCATGTGGGCGCTTCAAGGGCGTTTTGAAAACGGCATGATCAAGTTGAACCGAGGTGCGTGGAATACGAAATTTGAAGATCAACTTTTTCAGTTTCCCGACGCACTCACGCATGATGATATGCCGGACTCGCTCGCATATATCGATGCACTCAGTAACGTGATTTATTTCGATGAAACAATACAAGACAATTTCGAGCCTTTGGACTCGGTGGCAGGGTACTAAAATGGCAGACAGCGATATAGAAGTAAGAATGTTTGAACAAACACAGTTGCAATCTTGGGTAATGGGCAAGTGTGATAAGTGGCGTCAGTCTTATAAAGACAATTATGAAGATAATTTTGAGCATTATTATCGAATCTGGCGCGGGATCTTTAAAAGTGGCGATGAAACTAGATCAAGCGAGCGCAGCAAGATTATTTCACCTGCTACAGCGCAAGCTATTGAGTCGAGCGTGGCAGAAATCGAAGAAGCGTGCTTTGGCAGGGGCAATTTTTTCGATATCAAGGACGATATTGTCTTCGATGAGCCGCCGGCGGACATGACAGAAGAGCAAACAGCCGCTTTTCAGCAGTTACAAGCGCAAAAAGCCCAAGATAAGCAGCGTATCGAGTTTTTAAAGAACAAACTCGGTGAAGATTTCCAAAAAAACATGATTCGCAAGGACATGGGCGAGGTTTTGCTCAATGCGGCACTTTTCGGTACCGGAATCGCTGAGATTGTGCTGGATTTAGAGACAGAAATCGTTCCAGAAACCAGAGCAATGGCAGGTATGTCGGCAAAAGGCGTAGCAGAACGCGAAAAAGCGGTCGTGAAGCTAAAACCCGTCTTACCTCAGAACTTTTTAATACAACCCGAAGCTACTAGTGTCGAAAATAGTCTTGGTGTTGCTATTGACGAGGATGTTTCGCCTCATTCAATACAACTTTTACAAGAAAAAGGTATTTATGACGACGTAACGATTGAGTCGGGCACGCGAACCGATAGCGATCTAGAAGTTGACCCCACGCTGGTTGAGCAACCTGATGATGTGGTTAGGCTTACCAAATACTACGGACTTGTCCCAAGGCACATGCTTGCAGAGTATGAGGGCGCTACAGCTTTCGCGGTCGATGTAGAAGAATCGATAGCCGAGGTAGAAGGTGAAGAAGTTGAAACCGTTGAAGTTGAAGTAAGCGAGCCGACACCCACGCCCGGAACTGTTGGCGAGTCGTACTATGTCGAGGCGTGTGTAGTCATTGCGAACGGCACTACCATACTCAAAGCGATAGAAAATCCGTACATGATGGGGGACAGACCTATTCTCGCGTTCTCTTGGGATGCGGTACCATCAAAGTTCTGGGGCAGAGGGATTGCAGAGAAGGCTTTTAACATTCAGTCGGCTTTAGATAGTGAACTGCGTGGTCGTGCTGATGCGATGGCATTAACCAACGTGCCGATGATTGCGATGGATGCAACCCGCAAACCGCGAGGTGAAGATGGGCAAGTGCGCCCCGGAAAGATGTTACTGACTAACGGCAACCCCTCAGAAGTGTTGCAGCCGTTTAATTTTGGGCAAGTTAATCAGATTACTTTCGCGCAAAGCCAAGCATTACAAAACATGATAAGCCAAGCTACAGGCGCATTTGACTCCGCTGGCATGCCGGATTCGATCAATCGTACTTCATCAAGCACCCTTTCCATGGGTCTAAGTTCGATTATCAAGAGACAAAAACGCACTCTGGTTAATTTTCAGGAAAACTTTTTACTACCGTTCGTCAAAGCAGCAGCTTGTCGGTATATGCAATTTGATTCTGATAATTACCCTGTACAGGACTTTTTGTTTACGGTCAGTGGTAGTTTAGGGATTTTACAAAGGGAGTACGAAACAGGGCAGCTTGTACAGTTATTACAGACGATGCCACAAGACAACCCGCTGTACATGGTTATTATTCAAAGTGTCATAGAAAATATGTCGCTGGCAAATCGTGAGCAACTTAACGCGACTATCGAACAAGCAATGCGACCAGACCCACAATCGCAGCAAGTGGCACAAGCGCAAGCACAGAATCAGTTTGAATTTGTTCAAGCGCAAACAGCAGCACTTATTGGGCAGGCGACTGAATCACAAGCAAGAGCCGAGAAGACGAAGGCTGAAACCATTGCTGTGCCGATTAAGCTGGAATCTGAACGCATTGGCAAGATTGCAGATATTACAAAAGCCGATAATGATTTAGATGCCAACGATAAATTAAAACTGGACGTGGCAAAGACGGCGATAGAAGAGCGGAGGATGGACTTAGAAGAAGCGCGATTTAATCGTTCGGCTGAGTAAATTAGTGAAAATAATGTATTTTACAATTACTAATATGACTGTTACGGTATTTTTTACATGAGTCTGTCAAAAGAAGATGAAGAGTATTGCGAGGCGATGTTCGACATGTTCAGGACAGACGGTTTTAAACTTCTCGAAGAAGAATTTGAGAAGAATAAAACAAATATAAATTCAGTGGAATTTGCAAAGGATAACGATGATTTATTTTTCCGAAAGGGACAATTAGAAGTCATTGCCTTTGTTCTGACACTGCGGGATCGGACTAAAGATTTGTATGCAAAGAAGGATTTATGATTTTCGATGCTCTAACGGGCATGTAAGCGAAAAATTAGTACGTTCTTCGGTGAAACAAATTGATTGCCCCATCTGTCGGCAATCAGCAATCCGATTAGTTTCGGCTCCCCGCGCCGCGCTTGACGTGATTAGTGGTGACTTCCCCGGAGCAACACTGAAGTGGGCAAGGCAAAGGCAGCAGAAAATAAAGGCAGAGCGACGATACGCTGAATCCCACGGCCCGTCGAACGATCAAGCCCAATGAATTTGGATAACTTGTTAGAGGGAAATGAAGATGGCAGAGCAACAACAAACGGATCAACCCGTAATTGACCCGCTGGACGCGCTTGACCCTGAATCTAAGGTAAACGAGGCGCCAGAAGCACCAAAAAGCGAATACGCTGGCAAGACGCCCGAAGAACTAGAGTCAATCATACTTGAGCAAAAAAATATGATCGGCAGACAGTCGAATGAAGTGGGCGAAGTCAGAGAAAAGATAGCTAGGTTGGAAGGTCAGTTAGCCGGACAAGTGAAACCAGAAGTTGAAGCAAAGCCAGTAGAGGTCGATTATTTTGGCGATCCGGCGAATGCTATTACTACGAGTATTGAAAACTCGCCGCAATTGAAGGCAACGCAAACGGAACTGGCTGATTTAAAAGCGCAATTTAGGTTACAAAATCTTTATTCGCAGCATAATGACGCTGAATCTGTTTTGAAGAACCAACAATTTCGGGAGTGGGTGAGTAAAGACCCCATTAAAACCGCTGCTTACAGCGGTGCGATACAAGTTTTAGATGCTTCTGTACTAGGTCAGTTAATTACAGATTTTAAATCTGCATCAGCGAACCCAGAAGTAGAAGCGTTGCGAAACCAAGATCCGAAGCAGACTGTTAGAAAGGCTGCGACGGGAAATGTATCGTCTACGGGTATTGCACCTCCTCAGAAAAAATTGAGCCGCGCTGATATACAAGACCTCATTAACCGTGATCCAGAAAAGTATCGACGTATGAAGGCGTCTGGTAAAATACAAGAAGCCTATCGGTCGGGACGGATCACCAAGTAAATTTCTTTTTAATGAGGTGATACATGGCTACTTCGACTTATCCCGCCCAAGGTGGCGTGAGTAACGTCACAACGCAAGCGAATTTTATACCAGAAATTTTTAGCGATGAGGTTTCTGCGGCATTTCGCGCCAAGATTGTAATGGCTAATATTATTAAGCAAATGCCAATGACAGGTGTCAAGGGTGACGTTATTAATATCCCAAACCCCGCTAGGGGAGCAGCTTCTGCTAAAAGTTCTGGAACGGCAGTTACAATACAGAATGACACAGCGGCTAACATTGCACTTACTATCAATCAGCACTTCGAATATTCGCGGTTGCTTGAAGACATTGCAGCTTTGCAGCAATTAAATAGTGCGCAGGAATTTTACACCGACGATGCTGGCTTTCAGCTTGCAAAAACTGTAGATACCAACCTGCACAACTTAGGTAAGTCTCTCGGCGACGGTGACGGTACAAGCTGGGTAAACTCAGCATCTTATTACGTTGACGCTTCAAGTGGTCTAACAACTTATAGTGTGGATACCGTTACGAGCACCGACATCATAACAGATGCGGGTTTCAGAGCCTTAATCGTTAAAATGGATGATGCGAATGTGCCTTTCGATAACAGGTACTTTGTAATTCCACCTAGCTGTCGCTCAAACATGATGGGCATCGACCGTTATGTGTCTAGTGACTTCGTTGACGCTCGCGGCGTTGATAACGGCAAGATAGGTAATATCTACGGTATCGACATCATGGTATCAACTAACACGGTCACTACCGAAACAGCATCTGAAAATAGTGCAGGTGGCGCTTTGAAAGCAGCTATGCTTCTACATGAAAGCTCTTTGGTGCTTGCTATGCAGCAAGACATTAGAGTGCAGACGCAGTACAAGCAAGAGTGGCTCGCTGATCTATTAACAGCCGATGTCATTTTTGGATCGGTCGTGTTCCGCAGCGATAGTGCGTTCAATCTTATCGTAAACGCATAAAAACTCTCTCACTGGGGGCTTCGGCCCCCTTTTTAAATAAAGGGGTTTTTTATGGCAACGATAGTTATTAAAAACAGCACTACGGCGTCAGCTGTCCCCACTTCGTCCGATCTTGTTCAGGGCGAACTCGCAATCAATTTGTCTGATAAAAGACTGTTCAGCGAAGACAATTCAGCTACAGTTTTTGAGATAGGCACGAACCCCTCGTCGATCACTACTTCAGCTATAACCGCGACAGGCACCGTGACCGCTAATAGTAGCCTTGTGTCGAGTAATGCGACACTCACTGGCGGCAGTATCGACGGCATGATAATCGGCGCTTCTTCGCCGGCAGCAATCACAGGCACAACGGTGACAGGTACCTCTTTTGTTGGCCCCTTAACCGGAGACAGCACAGGAGCGCACACCGGAGCAGTAACCGGAGATGTAAGCGGAAATATAACTGGTTCGGGTTCTTCGTCTTTAACGACTCTCGCGGTAACGAACTTAACAGCTGGTGGATTAACTTACCCAACGAGCGATGGCTCGGCCAACAATGTGCTTGCCACAAATGGTTCGGGCGCACTCAGTTTTATTTCAGTCAGTGGCGCTTATGCGCTGGCTAGTCAGAGCGAAGCCGAAGCGGGTACAGAAACAGGCGGTCGCATATTTTCACCATTAAGAGTAAAGCAGGCGATTGATGCTTTAGCAGGTGCGGCAAGTGTCGATGGCGGCACTGCGACATCAAATTATACAGGTATACCATTAATCGACGGAGGGTCGGCAAGTGGCTAGTAAAATACAAATACGAAGAGACACCGCAAGTAACTGGACGAGTGCCGATCCTACCCTGAGCAATGGCGAACTGGGTTTAGAAACGGACACTAAGAGGTTAAAGGCCGGAGATGGCTCAACAGCTTGGAGTTCGCTGGCCTACTACACGCTCGGCGTGGCTGGTTACATCACAGCAACCAGCACAGATACTTTAACCAATAAAACACTAACAGCACCTAAAATAGTTGATGCTGGTTTTATTGCCGATGCCAACGGAGCGGAACAAATTATCTTTCAAACGACCGCGAGTGCGGTAAACCAGTTTGATGTGACTAATGCGGCGACAGGTAATCCACCTAAACTGTCTGCAACTGGCGATGACAGTAATATCGATCTTGATCTCGAGGCGAAGGGAACAGGACACGTCACTATTCGCGGGAATACAAATTCCGGTGCGATACAGTTTAACTGTGAAAACAACTCTCACGGTGTGACTTTAGCTGGTCCAGCTCACTCAGCAGCAGCAACATACTCTATTGCGCTACCTAATACTCTTGGCACATCACAAGCATCAGCAGTCGTTTCAACGGACGCGAGTGGCGATGTTTCATTAGCGGCTGAATTGACAGCGGTGAGTTATAACGACACGTTCGTTACGCTTTCGAGTTCCAGTAATGCGGTCAGCTTAGATTGTGAAGCGGGTAATTCGTTTACGCATACCCTCACCGAGAACACGACATTCACTTTTGCGAATCCTCCAAGCGGCAAATCGTTTACGTTCATTTTAAAAGTTGTACAGGACGCGAGTGCGAGTGGATTCACGTTAACGTGGCCGACAGTCAAGTGGAATGCGGCAACAGCGCCCACACTTACAGCCACAGCATCAGCAATTGATTACTTTGTTTTTTCATATGACGGAACTGCGTGGTACGGATTCACGGCAGCTCAAGCGATGGGCTAAATGACAACAAAAAAATTGATGCAAGGTGCCGCTGGCAATGCTAGCGGTGATCCAGTATATGTAGAAGATGTTTTCGCTACCCATCTTTATAATGGAACAAGCGGGACTTCTTTAGCAATTAACAATGGTATTGATTTAGCTGGCGAAGGTGGTCTTGTTTGGATAAAAGAAAGGTCAAGTGGCGGTGGTGGTCATATACTTTTTTCAACCGATTCCAGTGGTAATCATAGTGGTCTTTTAGTTTCTAGTAGCTCAGCAGCAGCCGGAACAGGCTATCAACCTACTTATTTCACTCAAAATAATAATGGATTCACAACAACAAACACAGTCGGAGATTCAAAGACTGATGGAAATGAATATGCTTCTTTCAGTTTTCGGGAAAAAGCAGGATTTTTTTCAATTGTTTCTTGGACAGGTGACGGAAGTGGAGATCAAACCATATCTCACAATTTAGCCAGTACACCGGGTTTTATCGCAGTTAAAGCTCTTAACGCTGATAGTTCTTGGCGTGTTTTTCATACATCAACAGGTAATACTAAATTTGGTTATTTAAATTCTACTAGCGATATAAGTGCTATGGCAGATTTAAATTGGAATGCAACTAGCACAACTTTTGTTGCTGATAGTCAGATATCTCTCAATACTAATGGTAGAACTTATGTAGCATATCTTTGGGCAAGTGGCACTGATTCAGCCTCTCAAATTTTTGGTGATGACGGTGATGAATCGATAGTTCGTTGTGGTTCTTATACTGGTGACGGCGGAGCAGGAACTACAGAAGTGAATCTTGGTTTTGAACCGCAATGGATACTTGTCAAAGCAACAAGTGCCGCAGACAACTGGTTTATTATCGACAATATGCGTGGCTGGGCGACTGACAACAATGCAAACAATGACGCATATCTAATGCCAAACGCATCCAATGCAGAATCTACCGGAGGATTTTTAGACATAACCTCTACTGGCTTTAAGACGACTTTATACTCAAACGTGAATGTTAGCGGAAGAACGTATGCTTATCTAGCAATACGTCGCGGCCCAATGAAAGAGCCTTCTGCGGGTACTGATGTTCTTGACATTCGGACATCGACATCTTCTGGCTCACCTGAATTTTTGTGGAATTCTTTACCATTTCCTCCCGATTGGGCAGGCTATCGCGCACCAGTTGATAATGGGTATGCGTTTCAAAACAGTGCTCGATTGATACAAGGCAAATCTCTTGCTACTCGAAATACCGATTCGGCAAGCACTTCTTCAAATATGTATTTTGATTCGCAAGATGCTTGGTTCGCTTGGGGTAGTTCAGGATTAACCGGCTACTTCAGTTTTGCTTGGAGACGATACCCAAAAGTATTCGATATGCTTGTGATGACAGGGACAGGATCAGCGCAAGTCGTAAATCACAATCTAACGGTAGTTCCAGAACTGATGATCTCGAAGACACTTGCTGCAACCGGTTACACTGCTGGGGGTACTCTTCTTGATAATTGGTTTGTTTGGAGTAGTCATGTACACGCAACAAACTCATTTGGGTTTCTCAATACAGATGGTACGGATGCCTACAGCATGATGAATCAAACGCCAACGGCAACACAGCTCACGCTGCAAAGTAATGTCGCTTATAGTGGTGACAAATCAGTGAAATTCCTTTTTGCGACACTCGCAGGTGTGAGCAAAGTGGGGACAGTAGTTCATTCTGGTACGACAAATGTAGATTGCGGATTCAGCAGCGGAGCGAGATTTGTGATGATAAAACGTACTGATGCTTCATCGGATTGGTTTGTGTTCGATAGTGTTATGGGTGGAATTGTTGCTGGAAATGATCAATATTTTCGCATGAATGTTGGTGCTGCTCCAGTGACCGGCACAGATTACATTGACCCGCTTGCGGCAGGATTTACTTTGACATCCAGTTTTACCGCTGGAACCTATTTCTTCTTAGCGTTTGCATAGGACTGAACAATGAGCAATTACAGAATTTCTGACGGCACAGAAAAAACAAAAGCCGAAATCATCGCATTAAACCCCAACGTATCTCTCCCGAAAGTCTGGACAGAAAACACAAGAGAGGCGCTCGGCATTGATGTAATTTTTGAGACAGCACAACCAACGCCAAGTGGACCGTATAAGATAGTAATCAGAGATGGCATAGAGCAAGACGCAAACGACAACTGGGTTCAGAAGTGGACGGAAACGGATATGTTTGCCGACACCGAGGACAAAACCAAAGCCGAGCAAGAAACTGAATATCAGGCTGGTCTTGATGCTGATGCAGCAAAGGCTGTTAGATCGCAGCGTGATGGCTTGTTGGCCGAAACAGACTTCTATGCTCTGAGCGATGTCACGATGTCGGATGAGATGACTACATATCGACAAGCCTTGAGAGACATAAGCTTGCATGAGTCGTTTCCAAACCTAGAAAAAGACGATTGGCCCACTAAGCCCTGATAAAAGTTTTCATCCTCCTCATCGCTATTCACGGTGAGGTGCAGCACACAACGTGCAATTTTTCTCTTTGCTTTAACACCTATAACCGATGTTGGTATTTCTCCCAACGAATCAACAACAATGCAGACAAAAATGTTACCGCGAATTGTCAACCAATTTTCATACAGCCAGATAAGAGGTTTTTTCAATGATCGAGATTGGAATAGCTTTGGCTGCGGCAACAAAAAGTGTTGAGTTAATTAGGCAGGGTGTAAAGCTAGGTCAAGACACAAAGTCCCTTTCTAGTGAATTCGCAAAGTTTTGTGATTTTAAAGACGATATCGCACAAGCTCAGAAAGAACGTCAGCGCGATGATTACTTGGAAAAATACAACGAGAAGCAGATTCGCAAACATGCGATGGATCTCGCTATGGCTGAAGACAAGGCCAGAGAAATGGAAGACGCGATTCGCAGAGCTTTTTTTTCAGTGAACAAAATGGATGTTTACTTTCGGATGATAGAAATCCAAAAGCAAGAAACAAAGCGATGGAAACTTGCGAAAAGTAGACAACTAGCAAAACGTAAAGACGATTTACTTACTGGGAAAGACGTTACATACATCATGTTGTTTTTTCTTTTTTCTGTCGCTGTGATTGGCGGCGTAATTTTTATGATAATTGCAGGAGAAGCAAATGCCTAGAGGACCCGGAACATACGGATCAAAAGTCGGAAGACCCCCAAAAAAGAAAAGTAAAAAGGGCGGCAAGAAGAAAAAATAAATGGCTTTAGTGAAATTAGAAATACCGCCGGGTCTCTCGGCCAATGGAACAATCTACCAAAACAGCGGTCGTTGGTTCGACGGCAACTTGGTGCGTTGGTTTCAGAATACGATGAGACCCGTAGGCGGTTGGACCACTATGTCCTCGACTCAGTTCGCTGATGTCTCCCGAGGTATGCTTGCGTACTACGACAACTCGAATGCTCGACGAGTGATAGTTGGAACGCCCTCTAATCTTTATGTTTATGTAGAAGGCAAAAACCAATCTGACATAACCCCGGTAGGCATAGCTACGGGATCTGTCGATGCTATTCAGAATACAGGATACGGAAGCCAATTCTACAATGAAGGGACATATGGCACCCCTAGAAGTGATAATCAAACCTACACGCCTTGTACCACTGTTACGATTGATAACTTTGGTGAAAACGTAGTCGCTTGTTTTACTGGCGGCGGCGCGGATGGCAAGATTTACTACTGGCAGAATGACCCGGCAACAATAGCGGCTGTGCTCACCAATGCCCCAACGAACAACAAAGCTGTTTTAGTGACTGATGAAAGATTTGTGATGGCATTAGGTGCAGATTCTAACGCCAGAAAAGTCCAATTTTCGGAC